TCATGGTCCCGTGTCTTTCTCTTGGTTAGGCCGCGAGGGCCGCTTGGATGTCGCCGGTGATGGCGACGGTGTCGTCACCCCAGATCGGGATGAGCGAGCTGTCGGCCACAGCGGCGGCGAGGCGCATGAGCCGCTGGGCTTCGTCGATGGTCATGGAGCCGATGGCGGCGGCCACGTTGTGGGCCGGCTGGAGTTCTTCGCCGATGGCCAGTGAGATGAGCGCCCGGTTGAGGGCTTCATCGGCGAACCCGGCCAGGGTCACGAGGGCTGAGGCGATGTACCAGCGGCGCAGGGTGCGCTTGCTGCCGGCGCCGGTGAGGCGGATCGGGTAGTTGGCCTTGGAGGCTGCGGTGAGGGTGTCGGCCACCCATGCGATGGCGTCGGGCTCGAGCTGCTTGGCGCGTTCGTTGACCGAGTCGACCATGGCCTCGTCGACGTCGGGGCCTTCGTCGGGTCGTGGCCGGCGTTTGGCAGCTGCGGGCTTGGCCTTGGCGGGCTTGACCTTGGTTCGGGGCTCGGGGAACGGCAGCTCGAACTGCTGCTCGATGAGGCCGACGGCGTGCTCGATCTCGGCGCCCTGGTCGATGGTGATCGGGTCGCCTGACGGGATGGTGGGGACCGCCGGCCAGTGCAGGGCGAGCGCTTCGATGGCGCCTGCTGCCTTGATGGCTTGGAGTCGTGATGTCATCCACTGGCGCCAGTCGTCGTCGACGTGGGTGACGAGCTCGGCGCCGGGGAAGGCGGTGACGACCTTGTCGACCGCCGCGACCATGATCGCTTCCGGGATCGGGGCCGGCGCCAAGACCTTGGCCTTGCGCATCTGGCGCACGTTGATGGCGAGCTCGAGGGCGTCGAGGCCGACGGTGAGGTCGATGGTGTGGATGTCGCAGCGGCCGGATTCGGGCTGGACGTGGATGATGTAGCCGTGGTCGTTGGCGATCGGCGGCATCGGCTCACGGGTGTCCTGGCTGCCATCGGCGGCGGCGCCCTGTGTGTAGAGGGCGTCCGCGTTGGCGTAGATCGCCAGCTGGATGGAGAACGACAGTGCCCCCATGAGGCTGGAGCCGGTCTTGATGTCGGCGACGCGCAGGCCACCGTCGGGGCACTTGACGAGCAGATCGAAGGTGCCGGCGATCTGGTGGGTGTCGTCGACGACGATGCGTTCCACCATGGTGGTGTCGACGGTGAGGCCGTGGGCGGCGAGTGCGGCGTGGACCGCTTCGATGTCGGCGGTGTACGGGGCCGGCGCGACGTAGTCGGGGTCCGCCCAGGACTGCTCGAGCATGGCGTGGACTGCGGTGCCGAGGTCTCGGCGGATGGTGGAGCCGCCGGCCTCGGCGGCTCGTTCGCAGACATCGTCGAGGGTGCGCTTGTCGCCGTTGGAGGTGGCGACCAGTGCGAGCAGGTCTGCGCGTTGGGCGAGGCCGAGGGCGACCATGCGCTTGGACCAGCCGATGAGCCCGGAGCCGTCGTCAAGGGCTTTGGCGACGGTGGTGGCGCGTGTGTAGCCGGTGAGCTTGCCGCCGGTCGCAGGCAGCACCAGATAGCGGCCCCAGCGATCTCGGCGGGTCGGGATGGTCGGTGGCGTGAGGGTCATGGGGTTGTGCTCCGTTCGTGTGTCGCTGGGTCGTTGGTCGGGGTGATGCCGAGTCGGTCGCGCTCGGTGCGCAGCTCGTCAGGGGTGAGTCCGCCCCAGATCCCGTAGCGCTCGAAGGCGTGGATCCCGTAGATGCGGCACTGCTCGATGACGGTGCAGCGGTCGCAGATGGCAACGGCCCGAGCGGTCTTGGTGCGTTCTTTGTGGTCGCGGTAGTTGGTGGGGAAGAACAGGGCGAGGTGGCCTTTGCAGGCGGCGTGGTCAGCCCAGGTGCCCGTGTGGGTGTTCACTTGCGCTTCTCGGTGGCGTGGGCGAGCAGGGCCTTGGCGATGAGTCGCAGTGAGGCGACGGTGCGGGTGAGCTGGTCGATCTGTTCCTGTTGGGTGGCGACGGTGGCTCGGAGCTCGTCGATGACGTGCTGGTCAAGTGCCCGGCGATTCCTCATCGACCGACCCCCATCAGTGCCAGGAACATCTCGAGCGAGGTGGTGACGAACTGGCGTGACGGGTCGGTGACGCCGTGGCGCTTGTGGACCACGACGCCGGCATGACGTCCGGCGTTATGGGCTTGTTCGGCTGCCCGGTCGACCCATGGGCCGAGGCCGGCGGTCTTGTGGTTCTTGCAGTCGATGGTGGGGAACTCGATGATCGGGATCCACAGGTCGCCGCGGTCTGCGGTGGCCCCGGCGGGGATGCGTTCGCAGGGGACATCGCGGCTGATGAGGTAGTCGGCGATGAGGCGCTCATACGCGCTGCCCTTGTTCTTCGCCGGGTTGGTCACAGCGATCCGCTCGCGATGCACAGCACGTAGAACGCTGCGGTGGTCACCATGGCGACCACTGCGGCCAGCACGAGGTAGTCGGCGAGGTCCCGGCGCTTCATCGGGGTCCGTCCAGGAGTCGCAGGGCGGTGCCGACGCAGATGCCGAGGATGGTGCTGATGAGGAACATCACGGCGATGGGCGTGAACCAGCTGGCCGAGGCGAGGTACTCGACGGCGCCGTTGAGGACCATGAGGCCGAGGACTGCGCCGATGATGACGGTGGTGGCCTTCATGCGACATCACCACCCATCGATGGGTGGGAGATGCGTCCGAGGAAGTCGGTCCACTCCTGGTCGGTGACCTCAAGCTCGTCGGCGTTCACACACCAGTGCGACTGGTACGCCTCGATGGCGTCGACGCCTGACTGGCGGGACTGCCAGTGGCAGATGAGGCAGCGGATCTCGGCGCTCATGCCGCACGCTCCGGCAGCGTGGTGTTGCGGCGGATCCACTTGTCGATCTCGATCGTGTCGAACCAGAGCCGGCCGCCGAACTTGGTGACCGGGATGCCCTTGTTCCTCACGAGGTGGCGCAGGTAGCTCTCGGGGAATCCGGTGTACTCAGCGATCCCCTTGAGGTCTCGCATGCGTGCACCGGTTGGTTGCGGTGAGGTTGCGTTGTCCATGGGCGGGCAACGTATACCCCTGATTGTGGTAGGTCAAGGACCAAACACGGTAGGCGTTGGTGGGTTCTGCTGTGTTGTAGGTAGGGTCGACCTTATGGCGAAGTCACAGGAGTCGAGTGGGGAGCAGCGCATTGCGTTCGGCGCTGCCCTGCTTGACGCCTGTGAGCGTGCCGGGTTCGGATCATCGGTGAAGCTGGCGGCCAAGCTCGACGAGGTTGGATCGCCCTACTCCCAGACGATCTGCAACCGTTGGATCAACGGTTCGGCCGAGCCCCGCCGTGATGTGGTGCTGCTGCTCGAGGAGCTCACCGGCACCGCACCAGGAGCACTGTCACGCCACCTGGGATGGCTGCCGCTCAACGCCGGCAGCTTCCCCGACGCTGAGATGGCGATCCTCAACGACCCCGGTCTCGACCCCAGCGAAGCCAAGGCCCTCATCGCCGCTCTGCGCTCGATGAAGCAGAAGTAGCTCGTCCCTGAACGTCTGAGCCAGGCGAGCGGCGGTGGCGAGCTCGCGCAGGTCGGCGGCCTCGTCGGCCGCAGTTGCCACCGCCATCAGAAACGTCAACGCGAGGTGCTCCGCCATGCGTTCGGACTGTAGGTGGTCGCTGTGACAGTCAGTCGAACGCGTGTTCACGGGGGGAGGGGTCTTGCCGCCGTTCTTCGCCATGGCGACTATCTAGCAGCTACGTGCCAGCACGCGCCCAGATTTGACGCGAGACAGGTGCAGATCGGTTGCCCGATTGTTACGACCTGCCACCTGAACGCAACCTGTCAAGGTCGGCGGCGAGTTCGGTGCCGTCGTCGATCAGATGCCCGTAGGTGTTCATCGTGACCCCGATGGAGGCGTGGCCCAGCCTCGACTGGATCGCCTTGGGATGGGCGCCGGCCTGAATGGCCAGGGCCGCCGCGGTGTGGCGCAGATCGTGGAAGGTCGGACCTTTGCCGTAGGACGGCACACGGCCGCTGCGACGGGTCATGGTGACGAGCCCTGCTCGAGCCAGGGCCGGCAGCCAGACGTTGAAGCGGAAGCTCTTGCCGACCGGGTTGCCGTGCTGGTTGGTGAAGACCAGGGCGTCGGGGTGCTCGCCGGTGTAGCGCTCCATGTGGGCCGCCAGCTCGGCGCCCACCGATTCGGGCAGGACCACCATGCGCCGACCAGCTGCGGTCTTGGGCTGCTCGCGCACCCATCGACCATTGACGAGGTGCAGCTGCCCGGCGACGGTGAGCCGTGCGCCGTCGACATCGCAGCGGCGCAGCCCGACAGCTTCGCCCCAGCGCAGCCCACCGAACGCCGCGACCAGCACCAGCGATCGGTACCGGTCGGGCATCTGATCGGCGAGCAGCTCCACCTGTTCGCCGGTCAGGAACGCTGGCGGCTTGCTCGGCACCCGAGGTGGCTGGACCCGATCGCAGGGGTTGACGCTCAGCTGCCCCTGGCGGATCGCCCAGGCGAGCAGGGTGCGCAGTGTCCGGTAGTGGCGGTGCACGCTCGAGGGGGCGAGGCGCTCGAGCTCGGCGGCGATCCATGACTGGATCATCGGGGCGCTGAGGCGCTGCGGATCAACGGCGCCGAAGGTGGGCAGGATGTACCGGTCGAGGTCTCGTCGGTAGGTGGCGACCGTGGCCGGCGCAAGGTGGATCGCAGCATCCAACCATTGGGCGCTGAGCTCGCGCAGGCTGCCCGCCGGCGCCACGGTGGGGTGAGCAGCGCCGGTGTCGGCGGCGAGGCGCATGGCGGCTTCGTGGTCGGCCGCTTCGGCCTTGGTGCGGAAACGCTGGGCGCGCTGCTTGCCGTTGGCATCTCGCCACCGTGCCTGCCACTTGCCATCGGCGAGTTTCTTGACCGACATGAAAGCCCTCCCCTGAGCCCTTGTGCACATCGTGTGCACATCGTGTCCGCAAACCACAACGAACCGGAGCATACGGGGCCGAACCTGTACAGGTGCAGAAAGGGCAGAAAAACAAAGCGCCACCAGCATTTTCGCTGGTGGCGCTCGTGGAGGCGTCGGTGGGAATCGAACCCACGTGGAGGGCTTTGCAGGATACTGCTAGTTCGCAAGGGCGGCTTGGCCTGTTTCGGGTGCTTGTGCACATTTTGTGCACATTCCTAGACGCGCAGAGGCGCCCCCACCTAGTGGCAGGGGCGCCTCCGGCGACCGACTCGGTTGTGTGATGGGCGGTGTCAGACCACAGGGGTCTGTGCGCTTCCAGTCGCCGGAGCAGGATCCGGCGTCGTCGAGTCGGGGATCGTGACCAGCGACGGTGTGCCGGCGGTGCCGAACGGCGCCGAGGCGATGCTGGTGAGCAGCGACAGCAGGAAGCCACCGACGGTGGCGATGGCTGCGGCCTTGAGGTCGAAGCTGTACAGGTCGAACCCTGCGCCGGCCCCGGCTGACAGGACCAGGGTCTGAGCGGCGGTCTTGATGGCCCGCTCGATGGCGAGCTTCCAGAAGGTGGCGGTGAACATTGCTACTCCTCGTAGGGGTGGGTGGTGGGCACGGCCGGCGGGTCCTCGTACTCGATCTCGTCGTCGTCGAGCTCCTCGTCGGGAGTCCAGGTCGGTGACGGCAGGGTGATGATGCTCATCGGGGCTTCCTTGCCAGCAGGGCGCTGCCGACGGCGATCGTGATCAGCCACACGCCGGCGTAGATAGCGATCGGGCGGGTCATTCCTCGTCCTCCTCGTCGTCGGTGTCGTCGCCCTCTTCCTCGAGTTCGAGCTCGGGGTTGTTGAGCGTGGACCACAGGCCGTCGAGGTAGCCGCAGGCATCGGTGATGGAGTCTTTGACGCAGGCGGGGTCCTCGTAGGCGGCGCCGGTCTGCAGGGCGTGGGCGATGCGTCCCAACTTGACCGAGACCATCATCAAGATGGCGTGCTCAGCGGTGAGGCCGTCGTCGAGGTCGGTGGCTGGGAACATGGCGTTGAAGATCCCCGACACCCTGCGGTAGTCCTCCCAGAACGGCCCGTAGGCGGCTGCGCGATCGCCGGCCTCCTGGTTGGTGAGGGCGAAGGCGTTGAGCAGGCAGCTCTCGTATTCGGGCGCGACGAGCTCGACGCCTTGTTCGTCTTCCACGATGACCTCCTGCGGTCAGTTGTTGTTGGTTCAGGCGCAGCGGATGAGCACCATCGGAGGGCCGATGGCTGCGGTCAGGGTGAAGCTCGACGCCAGTGCCCCGGTCATGGTCTGGCCGTACACGCCCCACACGTCAGGGTTGTTCGAGACGCTGGTGGGTCGGTAGGGGGCGAAGCCTGCCAGCGGCGTGGAGACCGACCGGACCACCGGTGCGGTGCCGACCTGGGGGACGGTGGCGACCCAGTAGATGCCGCTGTTGAGGCCGGTCCAGTTCACGGTGCATTGGATGAAGCCGGTGGCGGTGGCGGTGTCGATCGTGCCGGCGTCGTAGAGCAGGTCGCCGGGCACGCCGTCGTTGTCGGCGTAGAGGCCGATGCGGGTGACCGAGCCGGTGCCGCCGACGGTGGTCACCTCGAGCGACACACGGTCGATCGCGCCACCTCTGGGCACATAGAGCCCGGTGCAGTAGGACCGGTCCTTGACGAGGCCGTTGGTGGCGACCGCGGTGGTGCCCATCGGTGTCCTGATCCAGGTGCCGGCCTTCCACTTGAGTGGCACGCCGCCGATGTTGGTGGCGGTCAGCGGATCCGACCCGGCGGTGTAGTGGGTCGATGCGTGGGCGGTCGGGGTGCGGGCGTCGGTGAACCGACTGTCGTTGCCCTGGGCGACCTTGCCGGTGGTGGTACCGAAGTCGGGGACGAGGGCACCCGAGGAGGTGGTGAGACCGGTGCCGGTGCTGACGGCGATTGTCCTGGTGGTGGAATCCCACGTTGCCGGCGCAGTGGCGCTGATCGAGTTGACCACACCCTTGATGCCGGCAAGATCGGACACGCCGGCCAACGCTTGACGGGTCACGAAGTCGCCGAGGGCGATGTGGCCAGGGTTGGTCGGGTGGGCGTTGTCAGCAGACCAGCCGTAGGGGTCGCTCGATGCGGTGCTGTACGGGCCGAACAGCGACGACCAGTCCCAGATGGCGCAGCCGAGCTCCTCGGCTTTCTCGTACATGGCGGTGACGATCGGGTCCCAGTAGCCGGTGGTCTTGTCGAGGTTGGCCGGTGGGATCAGGAACGCGAACGATGGTCGGGAAAGTGTCGCCCCGTTCGTTGCGTTGATGTTGGACACGATCGACGCCATGGCTGACTTGATTGCCGTGGTGGTGGTGTCGATCTCGTTGGATCCGAGGGCGATGACGACCAGCTGCGGGGCCATGCTGTAGGCGCTGGCGGTGATCGTGGCGCTCTGGCTGGCGGCTTCGTAGCCGGGTCGCATGATCGACAGCCAGTCGGTGTCGAGCGTGGCGTTGACAGGGTCGTTCCAGTTGGAGAACTTCGAGCCGGACTTGCCGGAGCACCACACCCGCACACCTTGGGTCTCGGTGCCGTCGTGCACGTAGACGCCGTCGCAGGTGATCGTTCCGGTCTTGCCGTCTGAGGCTGTGGCCTGCTCGACCTTGATGGTGACGGTCCCACGTGAGCCCCACGCCGAGGTCGGGATGGTCTGGGCAACCATGACCTGAGCGCCTGACGCGAGGCTGGCGTCGTAGGTGTCCTCGGTGCGATCGAACAGAAGCGTGCCGCCGGTGCCGGTGCCGGCATAGGCCCGGATGCGGATGGCCCCCTGGTTGAGCGGGAACACTCGCTGCCGCTGGTAGTACACGACTGCGCTGGTGCCGGTGACGGTGATGGTCATCGATCCACCGGCGCTGATCTGTTGGCGACGCAGGCCGAGCCCGTTGGCCGCCTCGAGCACGGTTCCAGAGCTGGTCCACTTCGGGTCCGGGATGAACCCATTGAGGACCGAACACGGGATGTAGGTGCCGGTGCGGCCGTCGGTGTTGGCAGTCTCGGCCAGCAGCTGGGCGAAGCGGCGCACGTAGGTCGGCTGACCGGCAGCGGTGGAGCTCGAGCCGTACCCCTCGGTGATCGAGTCACCGATCACCAGGACATCAGCGGTCCGTGACGAAGCCGACCCGAGGCCGTACAGCAGCCCGTATCGGGCATCGGCGAACGCC